ACTCCAGCAGTTCCTGAAAGCCGCCGCCTGCCCCCGCCTCGGTGACCACATCCGCCGACCGCAGCGTCGTGAACGCTTCGACCCAGTTGACATTGACCGGGGCCGTGGCCTCTTCGAGCTGCATCTGCTTCTCGACGGTCTGGCCCCGGCCGTTGATGGACAGCCCGATGTTGCTGGCCTGCCCGAGGTCGATGAGGTCGTCAATCGTGTCGCTGAGCCACTTCGAGCTGCGGAACAGGTGCAGGTCGGCAATGACCCGGCCGCCCCCGCTCTCCTTGTGCCAGCGCTCGCCCCGGTAGACCCCGACCATGTCCCGAATCGTGCGTTCCGGCTGGACTTCCTCCGAGATCGTGTCCTGATGGTCCGCGTACGCCTTCAGGTTCGTGAACTTCCCTTCCGTGACCGCCTTCTCCAGCGTCTCGGCCGGGTAGTAGTTCCGATCTCGCCGGTTCCCGAGCCCGGACTTGATGATGGTCACCCCCCGGTACACCCGCCGACCCTGCGCCCCCGCCGTGGACCGGGCCGCGCCCGACTCCTGCAAGGACGTGAAGACCGAGAGGGGACGACCGGCTCGCGCCATACGCTTTCTGCAGCTTACAAACGCACTACTGACGGCGGGGTTACTTCACCCGCGCCCGGATGTAGCCGTCCGCCGTCACGTGGGGGTCTTCAATCCGGAGGTCACGGAAGCTGGTGCCGGTGGCCGTGGCGTGCGCCACCAGATGGTCGAGGATCGCCATGAAGAACCGGCTGACTTCCCGGTTCTGTTCGAGCAGCTCGACCATTTTCCTGTTCTGCTGCTGGACGAAGAAGTCGAAGGGGCTTTCGACTGGCATCACGCCTCCAAGTGCTTCCACGTGCCACGGACGGCAATCTGCCGCACGGTAGCCCACGCGAGCCCGGTCTCAGTGGAGACCTGTTTAGACTGGTCTACGTTCGCCCAGAATTTCTCAACGGGCACGGATCGCCTCCACCAGTGCCTCGACGTAGGCGTCCATCGCCCGGTCGGTCTCGCGCACCTTCCGCTTCGGGCTGGCACTGCCGCCGTGGCCCTTGGCGTAGACCCCGGCCTTGCCGATGGACGCGGTGCAGACCGCCCACGGCTCATCGACCCCACCCTTGGCTCCCACCTCGTCCACACAGCGGTGCGCCTTGGCCGAGTGGATCTCGCCGTGCGCCTCGGTCGCGATGGTCACCACGACCTTCTTCCCTTTGCCCTTGCCCTTCTTCTTGGGCGGGGCCTCTTCCTCGTCGGCGTGCAGCTTGGCGTCGGCCGGGTCACCTTCCGGGGCCTCGTCGTACTCCACGTCCTCCTCGTCCTCCTCGGCCTCGGGCGGGGCCTCGTCGTAGTCGATGGGGGGCTCCGTGGCCTTCTTGGACGGGAAGCCCGCCCGCTTCTTGGCCGGGGCGGCCTCCTCGTCTTCGACCGGCGGCTTGCCCTTCTTCTTCGGCGGCGGGCCCTTCCCGGTTGGCGGCGGGAACGCTTCCCGGGTGATCGCATCCGGCAAAGGGAGCTGGGCCGAGTCCGGGATCGGGAGCTGCATCACTCGTCTCCAAAGGCGCTGTCGAACAGGTCGTCGTAGGCCACGTCGGTGTACACGAAGTCGGCCGGGACCGGCACCTTCCGGCACCGGCAGCCGGGGTGGCTGTCGGTGATCGGCTGGAGCGGCGTGACCTTCATATGGCGCGGGGCACAAATGCCGCACACAAGCACGTCGGCGCGGGTGACCCAGACCTCGGTGAGATCGTGGTCCTGCGCCACCGCCTCCAGCGCGAGCCCGCCCCCGGCATCGAACGCCCGGACCATCTCGTTCTCGACCAGCCCCTTCACCCGGCCGGTGAAGGTGTCGGTGATGCGGTCGAACCCGGCCATGGTCTCGTCCAGCGTGCGGCCGCCGACGATGCTGGCCTCGGTCCACCGTGTGACCTTCTGGGTCACGTCGTCGCGCCAGCTCGCGCGCCGGGCCAGCCAGCTCGCCCCCAGCACCCCGAGGGTCAGGAGCAGCAGCGAGCGGTCCTCGGCCTCCTCCGGCAGGGCGTCCCGGTACTCGTCAATATCGATCCCGCCCAGTGCCAGCAACCACAGCTCCCGCTGGGAGCCCTCGACCAGCGCGTCGTCCAGCCACTCCTCCATGGCGTCGATGTCTTCGAGGTAGAGCGCCTCGCTCAGCTCGGCGAAGCTGGTGGCCAGATCGCCGGACACCCGGTCCTGCACCGCCGCGATGGCCCACACGTCCGGCGGCAGGGTGTCCGGGTCGCGCACCCGGCCGGGCTGCGCGTAGCGGCGGAAGTAGGCCGCTAAGTCGTCCTTGTAGGCGGCGAACATCGCCTTGTGCCACTCATCGAGGTCGGCCAGCGAGCCCCGGGTGTACTGCTCCAGCGCCTCCAGCGCGACCAGCGCCCCGGCCGACAGGGGCTCAGGGGCTCGGCGCGTCTCCAGCGTCTCGGCATGGAGGCGGGCCTGCTGCTCCTGCTCCTCGCGCTGGGTCGGCACTACTTCTCCCCGTAGCGTGGCTGCATCGGCCGGTCGTCAATCCGCGAGGTGGTAGCGGTACTCGAACCCGTACTGCGCGGCGAGCCCTTTCCAGATGTCTTTCGCGTGGTCGCGGAAGAGGCGCGAGTGGTGGGCTTGGAGGGCGTCGAGGACTCCGGCTTTTTTGGCGGCATGGCGAATGTGCTCCAGCTCCGTCATCAGATCCCACGTCTTCTCCGGCCGGTCGGTCCACCACGGCTGCGCCTTGGCCCATGCGGTCGTCTTGGTCTCGGCCAACCGGGCGACCAGCTCGCGCTTGCGGTCGAAGCTCTTCTCCATCGAGGTCAGCTCCGGGTGGGGCAGCACCCGCGTGAATTTGATCTCGTACCACGAGCCGTCCTCCCCGAAGACTTGCATGGCGTCCACCGCCAGCGGGTTGAACAAGACCCCGCCCTGCGCGGCCGCGTTCACCTTATTGTGCAGGCGGAAGTCGTCAAAGCTGAAGGTGCTCGACCCCGGATGCGTGTGAGCGGTGACCACCGGGCCCTTGTCAATCCAGACCTTCCAGAGCGCGTCCGGAATGTTGATGCTGGTGTCGTCGCCGATGAGCATCTCGCCGACGTAGACACCCTTGCCGTTGACCACCGACATCGTCTCCCGGACCTCGTCGCTCTCGAACGAGGCGCGCATCAGGGCGCTCCGGGCCGACGCCATGGCGGCCGCCTGCGCGGGCGGGTAGCCCTGCTGGTAGTCGTCCGGGCCGGGCTCGGCCAGATCCGCGTCCGAGCAGAATTGGCCCCCGGCCGGGGTGCCGCCGGGGGCGTGGCACTTGTTGTACTCGTGCAGCGGCACAAGGAAGCAAGGCACCTACCGCTCCCGCTTCCGCAGCTCCGCCCGGGCTCGCCGGATGGCCAGCGACTTGGCCCGCGCCGTGTCGTTCCAACCACGCCGGACGGGCTCCTCGCCTGCCGCATGGCGGAGCGGGGTGCCCGAGCTGTGGTTGTTCTTGATGGCCTTCTTCTCGCCGCCGCGCGTGAAGCCCGGCCGGTTGAGCGTGGCCTTGGTGTCGGCGAGGCCCCGGCCGCCGCCGTCACCCCGGAAGCCCATCTGCCCGGAGGTCTGGGTGACGCCCTTCTTCTCGTCCTCTTCGCCCTCGGCCGGGGCCGCGCCCGGGGCCATGTCGGCCCCCAGCCCCGGCGGCTCCGGCACGGCGTTGGGATCGACCGCGATCTTGGGCATCTGCTGCATCCCCTGCGCCATGACCGGCTCTTCGCCGCGCTCGACCTTGATCCGCTGCTTCTCGGCCGCGTAGTTGTAGTCGGTGATCTGGAACTCGCGCGCCGCCATCACCGCCGCGCGCTCCTTGGTGATGTAGTCCATCGCCTCGGTGAAGGCGATGTCGCGGAGCTTGGCGCTGCGGTCCTCCTGTGCAATCGCCGGGAAGGTGAACTCCATCTGCAGCGGGGCCAGCCCCGCGTGCGCGAACACCCGGTCGGACGCATCGACCAGAATCTCTTCGATCAGCTCCTGATGGTCCTCGAAGTTCTTGACATCCGGCTCAGTGCTGATGAGCGCCCCGGCGCGCGTCTGCTGGCGGCTGACCCCGAGGAAGTTCTCGCTGATCCCTGCGCCAATGGCGATGACCTTCAGGATCGTGTCGGCGTCGGTGGCCGCGTCATTGGCGTGCGCGTCGGCGTTCTTGAACTCGACCTCGATGGCTTTGTTATGCACCAACACGGCGGCCGGGCCCGGCGGCTCGGCAAACTGCGCCTCAGCCGCGTTCACCTCGGTCTGGCCCCCCTCGACCGCCACGTCGAGGGCAAACGTGGCGCGCAGCTTGTTGAGCAGGATCCGGTCGTTGACAAACTCCTTGAAGCGGAGCAGATACCCAAGGATGGGGAACAGCTCGCTACGGCCGCGCTTCTCGGAGCTGGTGCAGTTGATCTTGTAGTGATCGATCTGGTCGGCCGGGATCTGGCGGATGACCAGCGTGGATGGGATCGGCATCCGGCCCGGCAGGGGGCTGAGGTCGAACCGGGTGTACTGCTGGTGGTAGTACTTGACCGACTCGATGTCGTCCTCGTCGGTGACGATGTCCCAGATGGTCGAGGGGTCCACCGAGCGGACGATCAGTCCGTCCTTGGAAGCGAAGAACCGCCAGAAGATTTCCCCGTAGATGAGCAGCTCCTTGAGGGACTGCTTGGTGCGCGAGCGCATCCGGTTGCGCTTGAAGAAGTGGTCCCAGAGCTTCTGGTGCGGGGCAGAGTTGGTCGCGCCCTTGACCCCGCGCCCGAGCACGAACTGCGGGACGATCTTGACAATCCTCTTGGCGATAGGGTTGAAGGTGGCGGCTTCCCAGCTCTTTCGATGGGCATCGAGGTAGTCAACAAACGTCGCGTTCTTCGACGCCGGGCTGTTCAGGCTGGGCAGCGCCACGTCGGTGATCGGGTAGTACTTGCCGGGGCTGGTCCCGCGCACCTCGTCCGGATACATGCCGTACTCGAAGTCGGTACCGCCCTCCCGGAGCCGCGCCGCCATGGTGTGCTGCAGGCCCTTGCGGCGGGCCAGCTCGATCTCCCCGGTCTGCAGGTAGCCATGCTCGCGGGCCACGGCCAGCCGCCGGACCACCGTCTTGCTGCGGAGGAACGCTTGGGCGTTCTTGTAATGCACAAGGCGGCCGCCCTCCATCAGCTTCGCGTCGATGTTGACGATGTTGGTCTCGACCTCCTTGACCACCGACTCGAACTGCTGGTCAAAGCGGTTGGGGTCGTCATACTTGGTCAGACGCTTGACGCGGATCTTCCCCCGCTTGTCAAGGAAGTCCGGGTCATCGAGCATGGCCTCTATCGCCGCGCGCCGCGCGGTCACTTCGACGTTCGGGTTGGTGATCACAGGGTTACCACGCTGACTTCTCGTAGCGCTGACTCCAGCGCTTCGACTCCTTCGCCCGGTGCACCACCATCACACCGGGGGCTTCCTCGGGGTTCTCCAGCGAGTCATTGATGGCGGTGAACGTGGCACAGGCGACGGCGTCCGACACGTCTTTGGTCCCGTGCTTCGGGTGGTCATACTTGACCCCGTCGGTCCGGAGCTGCTGCATCTCGCGGATGAACTGCGGCTCGTTGTAGTAGTCCAGCCGGTCGGTCAGCAGCATCTCGATGCACGTGTCGTAGGGGGCACTGGTCCGGTCCGCCGAGCACTGGTCGGTGGCGAACCCCTGCCCTTCGAGGATCTGCCGGGTCTCCTCGCTCTGCCACTGGTCATAGGTCGCCATGACGATGGTGAAGCCCCGCGCGTGCAGGTCGTAGAGATACTGCCGCAGCTCAGCGAAGACGATGTTCTCGCCGGGCTTGGCCCGGTGCCCGTGCATGAAGTCCACGACGATGACCCCGGTCGGCTCGCGGTGCACACAGGCGACCCCGGCGGTGTCCTTGTTCTTGGCGAGGTCGAAGTGCATGAAGTAGCGGCGGTCCGGGCGGCCGCGCACGTGCTCGAAGAACCGGCTGTGCGTGTAGTTCCACGGGTCGTTCCGGGCCAGATTGATATGGTTGAGGACTTCCTGCGGATCCTTGATGGCGAGATTCGCCGCGCCGCCGCCGACCCGGCTGCCGTAGTTGCGCCAGAACTTCTGCGGGTTGCCCCGTAGCTCGGCCGACAACGAGTGGAAGCTAATCCGAGGGTTCAGCTCCCACGTCGCCGCGACCACGGCCAGCTCCGAGCCGTCGATGGTCTTGTGGATCTCGATGTTTGTACAGGGACTACAAACCGAGCACCGAGTACAAACCGGGCGGTCTGTACAGAGAAACGGGCGGCTGTCCTCGCCGCCCAGAGGGGTGCGGTCTCGACTGGCGTCCCTCGCCGCACCGGAGGGTGGGAGGCTCCGGAGCCTCCCCATGAAGTCAGGTGGGCTGTTCCTTCCACACCGTTACCGGGGTATCACCCCGGAGGCTTTCGGCCCCGGCTGCGGCCTTCGACCGCTCCCACTTGCAATGCTGACTTACATGCTCATAATACCGCAGGTGGACCCAGATGTCAAGCCTTCGGCGGGGGCTTCTTCTTGGCCTTCGGGCCGTAATCCACGTCCTCGGGCCACGTGTCTTTCCCCAGCAGCGGCTCGTGCAGCTCGGCGTCGGTCCTCCGGCCGTCCGGGTGGACTATCGCGTCGGGCCGCATCGGCGGGTCGTCAGTGTCGGGTGTCTTTGGCACGGTGGAGATACCTTGTCATCCGCCCGACGGCTTCGGCGTCGTGCAGATCCATGAAGCCTTCCCAGTGGGTCTTGAGCAGCAGTTCCTTGCCGATCTTCACCCCACTGTAGTGGGCATCCGCGATGATCCACGGCAGCTTCGGATCGTTCTGGTGTTTGGTCACCAGCGCGCGAAGCACCTCCCGGTGCTCCGGCGACAGGGTGAGGACGGGCGCGGCGGTCGGCGGGCGCATCCATGCGTGCTTGTTCTCGCCGCCGAGCGTCTTCAGCAGCTCTCCGGCCAGATCGCCCGGGCGCTTCGCCTTGAACCCGTAGCGCGCCCACGCATACCCGCCCACGTCGAGATTGGCGGACAGCTCGATCTTGTCCACCCCCATCCGTTCGTACTCGGCGAGCTGCGCCACCATCAGATCCTTGGCGATCCCGCCCGCCTGCAGGTCGGACTTCAGCTCGAAGTTCGAGTGGACCGCGACCAGCTTCCCCTCGTGGTCCCGCTGGAGCAGCCGCGTCACGTTGACCTTCGGGGAGACCAGCCGGACCAGCACGCCCTTGCTGGTCGCCGCGACCCGCACGACGAACTCCTCCGGCAGGGCCTCGACCATCGCGTGCGCCAGATGCTCCGCCGCTCCGGCCGTCCCGATGACCTGCCGCTCGTCCTCAGGCGTCAGGGGCTTGTCAAGCGTGACGATCTTGCCCTTCGCCTTCTTCGCGCTGACGCTGCCCGCGCCGGGCTCCGAACAGAACTGTCCCCCGGCCGCCCCGTCGGGGTTATGGCAGTGGTTGTACTCGTGCAGCGGGACGAGGAAGGCAGGCATTCATTCCGGCTGCTTGCGCTTGCGCCGCATCGCCAGCAGCGCCGCCAGCGAGGTCGCCGAATTGGTCTCCCGCGCGTCCTCCCCGGTCTCCGGCTGGCTGATGGAGTTGGGCACCGGCGTGCGGTAGTCGTCCAGATCACTGCAGGTGTAGAGCGCGTGCCGGTCGTACGCCGGGTCGCGCTCGACAATCGCCCCGATGCTCTCGGTGGTCTTCTTCTTGGCCGTCTTGGCGGCGGGCTTCTTGGCCGTCGCGGCCTTGTCGGCCGCGCCGCCCTTGGCCTCCGGCAGGTCGTCCTGCCCCTTGAGCCCTTTGCGGGTCAGCCCGGGCTCGTCGGGGCTCTGGGCCAGCGCCTTCTTGACGAAGTTCGGGCCCTTGAGCGTGTAGCCCTTGCCGCTCAGATGGTCGGCGCGGCGCTTGAGCACGGCGAGCTGCTGGCGGGTCAGGCCGCTCTCCGCCTGCGCCCGGCGCATCCCGTGTGCCTCGTCCTCCTCGCCCTCCATGGCGGCGAGCGCGGCGGTCTCGGCGCGGTTGAGCAATACCTCCCCGGCGTTGGGGGCGGGCATCATCCCGGCCATCCCGCCCGCTTGCGGGCCGCCCATCGCCGGGCCCGACCCGGCCTGTGCTGCGCCGACTTCCGACAGGGTGGCTGAATGTGGCCAAATCTGCATGATCGTCTCCCTACTTGAACGGGTCGTGCGGGTACGCCAGTAGCCGCTGTTTGGGTCCGGCCGGGCCACCGGCCCGCGCCACAATCTGCCGCTGCAGCCGGGCGCGGATTTCTTCGTCGGCCACGTACGAGGCAATCGCCAGCTCCGGCGCGAGCCCGTGCGCGATGTCCGTCTCGATGCGTTCGAGCAGGTCATCCCGGATAACACGGGCGCGCTCCTCCTGCAGGAGCGTCTCGGCGGTCAGGATGGGGAACATCAGCGTCCGTAGCGCGCCTTGCGCTTCTGATACCGCTCGCTGCCCTTGCGCTTGCTCGCCGCCGACGGGGTCTCGCCGGTGGTCTTGAAGGCGTTGATCTGGTTCTTAAGCCGACCCATGCTCGGCGTGTGGTGGAAGCTGCCGAAACCCGGCGCGTCCACATAGTAGTACGGCGTCACGTAGCCGGGCAGCGTGTGGACGTTCATCCCCCGGTAGGTGCCCATGTGCGCCGAGCCTGCAGGAGCGTACTCGAACTTGTGCGTGACCTTCTTCGCGCCGGGCCCGGCGATGGGCGCGGCCGTCTTCTGGGACGGTGGGTTGACCGTATCGTACGCGCGCACCGCCGCGTTGTAGTCGTCCTGACTCCACGCCTTCCGGCCGCCTGCCTGCGCGGACCGCTTCGCGGCGTCGGTGCCTGCTGCATGGGCCGTCGCAGGCGTCCGCGCCGCGCCCCTCTTTCGGCCGCCCGCCGCCACCGGGTCGCTTCCGGACCGCAGCGCCTCTTCCTTCTGTTTGACGAGGTCGTTGATGCCCTTGCGGAAACCCGGTGACTGCCGCGTCCAGATGTTGGTGCCGGACTCGTCGCCTTCCGCCTGCTTCGCCCGGCTGAACTTCGCCGCCTTGCTCCACGCCGCCGAGCGCGCGGGCGTCGAAGCCGTGGCCGCCAGCCGGTCGGCCCTCCGTGCAAAGCTAGAGTCGCCGGTCTTCCCGGCGGTGCCGCCGTGGAAGGCATCGCCGCCGCCCTTCGAGCAGAACTGGCCGCCGCCGGGCCCGCCCGGATTGTGGCAGTCGTTGTACTCGCGGAGCCGCTCCTCCTTGAGGATGTCGCCAAACGACAGACGTGTGAAGTTCATCGCGCCATCACCCGTTCCCGGCCCGAGCCGAAGGCTTGCACCTTGTTGTAGGCCGCCTTGCCGACGTTCACCTTGATCCGCTTGGGCTTGGGCGGCTTCTTCCCCTTCGCGCCCTTTTTCGGCACCGGCACCGCCCGGGCGATCCCGCGCGCCTTGGCGCGGCCCTGCGCGGCCGCGTAGCTCTTGGTCCGCGCCGCGCCCGCTGCTACCCCGGCCTTCCCGGCCGCTGACATACTCCGGCGACTGGCGGCCGAGGCCGCCCGGGCCACCGTGCCCCATGCTTCCTGCAGGCGGGCCCGCTCCTCGGCCAGAATGTCGTCGGCGGTGAGCCGGTCGTAGGTCATTTCCTTCGTCCGCTTCTTCTTGAAGCCGCCGGTGGCATGGTAGAGCCGGACCTGTGCGGTCGTCCAGTGCCGCCCGGACGGCGAGACGTAGTCGTTCGGGCCGACCTTCCGGAACGGCATGGTTACGGTGTCCGGCGGTCCGGTACAAAAATCATCGCCACCGCGACCTGCCCGGCGGCCGGGGTGGTCGCTCCGGCCATTACCACCGTTCGGTAGAGGTAGCCGGGGTACCCGGCGTCCACCCGGAGCCGCTGGGTGTAGTCCTGCCCCTTGATCGTCTCGGTGACCATCTGCCAGCTCTGGGTGTCGGTGTCCGCCATGGTCTTGGGATCTTCCATCGGGAGCCTCACCCTAACCGCGCCACCGAAGAATTACGGGGTGACGGGGTCTGGCGGCGTCAGCACAGCCAAGATGGCACGCATTTCAGCTTCCGAGAGATTGCTCAGTTCCAGCTTGTAGTGGTAGCTGCGCGTCCCGGTCACGTCCTCGTATTCCGTGATCGACCAGTTGTGGTCGAACACCCGCGTGCCCATCCCCTTCAGGGGCGCGTTGATGGCGTCCACCATCGGCCGCACCCACGCCTTGGCCGCCGTCTCGCGCGTGCCCCGTGCGACCCGTTCCTTCGACCTCGCGTTGCCGTCCGCGATAGCCACGAGACGCTCGGCGTAGACCCGACGGGCCACGGCGGCGATCTTCTCGGCGTCCAGCTTGGTCCATCGCGTGGTGCGGACGTTATACGCCTTGAGGGTGACGGCTGTGGTTTTCGGCCCGTAGTGTCGGCCACTATTCGATGACAGGACCAGTTCGACCGTGCTGCCCCACTCGTTGGGGTTCCCGATGGTCAGTTGCGCGCCGCCGGGCCCACCCCACGTCAGCGGCCGCAGGTCCAGCGTCAGGTCGCTCAGCTTTTCCGCCACCGCGTCAAGGAGCGTCCCGGTGGGGACTAGCGTTGTTGTTGGGCTCTCGCTCACTAAGTACCTCCACGGCTATGATACCGCAGGTGGGCCTAAGTGTCAAGTCAGTTCGGGGTCCAGTTCGATGGGCGACGTGCCCAGCAGGGGGTGCTTGACGGTGCCGACGTAGCGGGGGTGGGGGTCGCGGGGGAGCGGCCGCTCGGCGCGCAGGGCGATGACCTCGTCGGTCAGCGCCGCCACCTGCCCTTGCAGGTCGCTGAGCCGCCCCAGCACGAGGTCGAGCTTGGTGTCGTCGGTCACGGCCTAGAAACACGCATTACAGCTACAGTGCGCGTGCTTGCCGCTCCGGCAGGTCTCGCTCGCCTTGTGCGGCGGCGCGAACGGCGGCTCGGTCTTCCCGGCGTGGTAGTGCCGGTAGTGCTCCGCACAGCCCCGGCAGTTCGGGTCCAGTCGGCCCTCCCGCTCCAACCGCGCGATCCGCTCGAAGATGGTCTCGTCAGCCACGGTTCGCCTCGTGGAGCAGCTTCACCAGCGCCAGCACGTTCGGGTCGCTCGTGTGTTCCTCGGGGAAGTCGATGGAGCTGGAGCACCACACCCCGTCCGTGGTCGCCGTGACAGCGGCCAGCTCCGCCGCCGTCGTGACCTCCACCGGCGTGCCCGTGGGCTCGTCGGCGGCCATCAGTTTGCCACCCGTAATTGTCAGAAACATCCTTACCCTCCACCTGCATAATACCGCAGGTGGGCCCAGATGTCAACCTCAACCGACCGGCGGCGGCTTCAGCGGATCCTGCTTGCCCTCGTCCAGCTCACCCTTCGGCGGCTCGACCGCCGTGGCCAGCACAAGGCGGAAGTCGTCCGCCTGAAAGACCGCTTCGCCGGTGGGGTTCACCACCACCAGCCCGCGCTGCGCCAGCGGCTGGTAGTCCGGGGCCGCCACCGACAGCTCGCCGCCTTGCGACGGGGTGCCCGGCGGGATCTGGAAGTGGTAGGCGTTGGGCCGTCCGTGCGCGCCCACCGGGCCGTAGCCCACAAGAGTCTGCCCGTCGTCCAGCCGCAGGTAGGCCGTCACCTGCGACGGCGTGAAGTAGAAATACAGCTCGTTCATGACCGCTCCTTCACCATCTCCGCGCCGAGGGTGATCGCCTCCGACAGGGATGGGGGCTTGACGCCCGCCAGCACCTGCTTGACTTGCTCTTCGTAGGTCACTCGCTCCATCCGATCTGGTGCCAGATTCTCGGGTGAATATAGGTCTTGAGCGTGACGCCCGGCGTGTTCCCCAGCCGCTGCGACACCGTGGTCGAGACCTGCTTCATCAGCGCCTTCTGCTCCTTCTTCGTCTTGGGCTGCAGCCCGCGCGTGACTACCTCGCTGACCAGATGGTCCGCGTAGACCGTGGCATACCACGTCCGCAGGTCGTGCACCTTGATGTCGCCGCCGACGGTCTTCAGGTAGGACAGCGTGTCGGCCCCGGTGTGCGGGAAGAGTGTCTCCCGCCCCTGCCGGGACGCAGCGTAGCGGGCGAGCACCGGGTCGTGCACCGTCAGGTCGTGCAACGCGCCGCCCTTGCCCGGGAACTGGAAGCGCACCGAGTCGCCGGTCACGGTGACGTGCTCCATCCGCAGGCTCGACGCGCCGAACGTCTCGCCGTCGGGCTCGGTGCCGTTCCGCATCCCGGTCTGCATGATCAGCCGCACGGTCATCGCCGTGTGGTAGGCCGCGCTGCGCGGCCGGGTCACGGCCTTGTCCACCCGCGCGGCGAGGCGCTCGACACCTTTCTGCACCATGACGATCCGGTCCCACTTCGCCTTCTGCTGCCGCGCTTTGTAGGCCGGGGCGTAGAAGTACGCCGTGTTGCCGGTCGCCGGGCTGACCGCCGTGGCGCGCAGCTCGGCCCTCGGGTCGTCGCTGACCATCACGTCGGTGTAGGCCGGAGGGATGACGAGCTTGCGGCGTTCCTTGTCGGTCGCCGGGTGCATCCCGCTGGTCGTCGCGCGGCGGCTCTTGGTCCGGCCGCCGCCCGCCGCCCAGTCGCCGGTACCACAGAACTGCCCGCCCACCGGGTTCCCGCCCGGCAGGTGGCAGTGGTTGTACTCGTGCAGCGGGACGAGGAAGCAGGGCATGTCAGTGCGGCGTCTTCTTCTTCCCCAGCCGGGCGAGGACCGCCTGCACCGTCTCTGCACTCCCCGCGCGAGTCTTCGGCGTATCCGGCACCCCGGTGGCGTACATGTCGGCCATGGTCACCTCGGCCACCGTCGGCCGCTTCGTGGGCGGGGTCTTCTTCTTCTTCGTCATGACTTCGTCAGGCGGTGCTGCCCCCGCCCCCCCTTCCGCGTGCCGGTCCACCCGTCGTAGTGCGACCACGCATCCACCAGATGCACCCCGCGCCGCCGCGCGTCCTTCACGATGTCGAAGGTCGCCGTCGGCGTCGGCGTCCCGTCGGCGGTCACCGACTTCCGGATGGCACTGGGCGGCACGTAGCGCCCGTCCCGGAGGAATCGCTCGATGACCCGCTGGATGGACTGGTTCGTCGTCACATCGACCAGCACCACTTCGGTCCGGAAGCCTGCCTCGTGCAGGGCCACGAGCTTCCCGAAGGCCCCGTCCAGCACCCCCGCGTCCTCGGTGCCCAGCTCGCGCATCGTCCCGTCTACCACGACGTTCATCCGCTGCCGCATGGCGATCTCGACCACCAGATTGGCCAGATACGACGACTCCCGCTGGACAATCGGCGCGTTCGCGCCGGTGTACTCCGGCAGCAGCGCCTTGAGCTTGTCGGCCTCGGCCACGATGGCTTGCGAGGTGTCCAGCCACTTCTTGGTCGCCGTGCTCTTCCCGGCCCCCGGCAGGCCCGCAAGGATAATCGCGGTCGGCTCGGCCAGCCCGGTCGGCAGGTCGCCCGCCTCCCGGAAGTACCGTTCGAGCACCTGCGCGTGCAGCGCGCGGCGCTCGGCGGTCCACTCCCCGTTGACGAAGTGCCGCGTCAAGGTGTCGCCGCCCGCCGCCAGCAGCGCCTCGATCTCCGCTTCGGCTTTGGCCAGTGCCGGGGCGTGCTCCCGCTCGTGGGGGGTCAGGTTCGCGCCCGCCCGCATCCGCGCTTCGATCTCCGCCGCGCGGCCGCCGCTGCTCCCGGCGTCCGAGCAGAACTCGCCGCCTGCCGGGCTGCCGCCGGGGTTATGACAGTCGTTGCTCTCGTGGAGCGGGACGAGGAAACAGGGCATCAGCCCTCCGTGTCCCGCGACAGGTGCTCGATGTCCGAGCGGTCCCCCTCGACGGTGACGATCCACGAGCCGTCGGTGTCGCGCGTGGCGGTCTTCAGCGTCAGCCCGTACGAGGTGACCATCGTCTTCACCTCGGCCTTCGAGCGGGCGCGGATGCCCGGCAGGGTGTCGGCAATCGTCCGGCTGCGAGGCGCGAGGTCCGCCGGGGTCCACGGGCCATGGTGCATCGCCCGGATCTGGTGGCGGACCGCGTCGGTGCTGGTGTAGCTCGCCTCGGCGCTGGCCTGCATCACGTCGTAGAACCGCGCCTTGGGCATCGTCACCCCGGCCGTCGGGTCCACCACCGTGCCGTCCGCGCGCTCGACCCATGCGTGCGCGAAGCGCTTCCCCTCGACGTTGGTGACCTGCCCGTGGACCACCCGGTCGGTCTTCTCGCCGTGTCGGGCGTTCCACCGGTTGACGTTGGCGAAGCACTGCCCGGCCGGGCCACAGCTCACCGGCACAGCCCCGGCATCGGAACAGAACTGCCCGCCCCCCGGCCCGGCCGGGTTGTGGCAGTCGTTGCCCTCGTGCAGGGGGCGCAGGAAGCTCGGCATCATCTACAGTCGGCCGGTCAGCAGCAGGATGAGCAGGATGATCAGGATGACCCCGCCGAGGCTGCCGCCCACGCGCGGGCCGCCAACATAGAACCCGCCGCCCCCAAATAGCAGCAACAGGATGATCAACACCACGAGCAGGTTCATGCCGCCTCCAGACGCGCCCCCGATGATCTCCGCTGCTCGGGGGCCACACAGGTGGACACACATTCCAGCGGTGACAAAGGGGGCACCGACTGGGGTGCGAGGAGCTTCAGGCGAGCTGCCGGTCGATGAGGACCATGGCGCGTTCCAGCCCGGCCCGGTACTCGCCCCGGCCGTTCGCGTAGGTCTCGTCTACTTCCCGCGCGAGCGTGTCCCGCACGAGGGCCAGCGCCTGCTCGGCCGTGGTGCGCGCGGCGCGCACCGCCTGCAGGTGGCCCTGCAGCTCGATAACCTGCTCTTCCAGCACGCGGAGACGGCTGTCGCCGCTGTCAGGCATGGGCCTTCCGGATGCGGGCGACCGCCTTCTCCCGCGCCTGATCCATCGTGTAGTCGGTGTCGTCGTCCGGGAGCCGGAACATCCCGCTCGCTACCCGCGCGACCGGGATGATCGTCGGGTAGCCGCGCAACCGGACCCGGAAATTGAGGTTCCCGGCGTCCATCTGCTGGATGTCCCGCCGGGAGGCCCCTCGGCGGCTGGCGTCCCGCATGACGAACTCGAACCCCTCGCGGTCCGGGTCGTCGGCCGCCTTGCCCTTGCCCTTACCCTTGCCGCCGCCCGTGCCGCAGAACTGGCCGCCCGCCGACGAGCCCGCCGGGGTGTGGCAGTCGTTGTGTTCGTGCAGCGGGACGAGGAAGCTCGGCATGGCAGTAGGTTAGCACCACAGGCGGGATAATCTCTACTTCTTTTTCTTCTTCGGCCCGCCTGCGGCAGGCAGAATCCCGAACTCGTCCGTCCACGCCACCGCGATATGGTACAGCTTGCTGATCGGCAGGTTGATCCGGTAGACCGGCATCGTGACCTGCCCGGCGGCCTTCCGTCGCTGCTGCAAGTCCCGCCACACGTTGGCGGCCCAGCGATGGTGGCCGTCGAGCACATAGCCGTCCGAGCTGATGAACGCCGGTTCGCCGGAGCCCTGTCCCTCCGACCCGCCCTTCAGCACCATCTCCGCGACTTTGGGGCCAATGAGCTGCGACTGGGTCGCCTTCAGGCTCGCCGCCGGGACATCTTCGCGGTCGCCAACCTCGATGCCTTGGGCTTCGAGGAAGTCCACAAACGCCAGCGCCCCATCGACCCGGTCGGTCACCTGCCCTTGGTGCACGGACCGGGGCAACTGGTCCGCCGGGCTGCCCGGCCGGGCCGGACCCGTGAACTGCGGCATCAGGATCCGCACGATCCCCTCAGGGTGCTCCTTGGTCCGCAGCCGCTCGGTACAGAACAGGTTGGTCCCCTTCACCGAGACGTTGCACAGGTCGTAGTCGGGCGCGTCCTCCCCCTTGTCCAAGGCGTCCTGCACCATCGCCCCGAGCTTGTCGAGCAGGGTCGCGACCGCCGCCTCGTTCTCGACCTCGACCGCCTTGCCCTGCAGGACCAGCGCGACCGCTTCCTCCACGGTCTTGACCTGAATCGGCTTCGCCTTCTTGACCGTCTCGGTGACCTCGGCGGCGGTCCCCGGGATCGGTCGCGGCTGGCCGGGCGTGCCCCCGGCGACAGTGTTCGGGCCCTTGACCTTCGCCGGGCCCTTGGCCCCGCCTCCCTCGGTCGCGCAGAACTGGCCGCCCGCCGCCCCTTCCGGGTTGTGGCAGTGGTTGTACTCGTCCAGCAGGGCGAAGGCGCGGGTGCCCGGCAGGCTGTTGTCTTCGCCGTTCGAGTTGGGCACGAGTCGGATCATCCCTGCACCGCCTTGGCGGCCGCCGTCGCCGAGACCCCCATGGCCCGGATCTTCCGGGCCGCCGTCTCCGCGTCGAGCACCGAGGGGAACTCGATGTCTCCCACCCTCAGCCCGTGCGGTACCCACCCGTGCGTGACGTAGTACTTGTCGAGCGGGGCGTCCCGGCCTGCGGCCCGCGCCCGGAGGATGTCCCCTTCATCCGAGAAAAAGCGCGTCGTCATTTGTGGACCACCGGAGCCAGCGCCAGCGCCAGCGACCCCAGCACGGCGAGGGCCTGCCGCGTACCACGTGATCGCATCCATGCTCCGTTATACAGGTCGTGCATGAACTGGTTCAGTTGGGCCTTACGCGGGTGCCCGGTGGGGAGGGCCCGTTCCTCCTCGTAGGGGGCGTGCCCGTGCTTTTTCGCGGCGAGCATCGGCTTGGGCAGGATCAGCATCTCGACCAGTTGCCCGGAGGTCTTCAGCTTGAGGATGACCTGATAGTCCCGGTAGCCCCCCGGGGTGGGCTTGCTCATCCGGTCATCGACGTGCAGGATCTCCCCGATCTCGGAGAGGCGGTGCAACGTCGCCGGGAAGTCGTTCAGATCCTGCATGGCCACCGTGCCGCGCAGAATGTCCCGCACCTCCCCGACATCGCCGCCCTTCTTCGCGGACTTGGTCGTCACGCGCGACACGGACTTGAGCGGTCCGATAAACACGTAGTCGTTGTCGTCGGCGAGCGCCGCCTCGTCCTCGGGGTTGTGGTGCATCTGAAACCCGAGCCGCTGCGCCACCTGTGTCAGCCCCCGTTGCAGCTCCGCGTGCGCTGGGGCCACACTCGCGACCAGCGCCTCGGCCGCCCGCACCACGCGCGGGTAGTTTTTCTGCATGTACGCGAACTGCACCTTCGGGTCGTCGCTGTGCGCCTGCATGCGGGCGTTCATGCCCGGGTCGAGGGCGTACGGCAGGTGCACCCGGTGGCGCGGGGGGTTCTCCTTCACCCCGATCAGCGCCTGCTGCATCAGCGCGACCGCCGACCCCTTGCCCGCCCTGCCCCCGCCGCTCCCGGCATCCGGGGCCGAGCAGAACTCCCCGCCCCCCGGGCCGGTCGGGTTGTGACAGTGGTTGAACTCCCGCAGGTGCGCGGGGGAACTGTCTTCGCCGTTCGAGTTGGAGACTAGGACCGGCATCGCGCCTCGTACAGCACGATCCACACGCCAACTACAAACAGCTAGCTCGGCGGGGCGTAGGGGTCGTGCCGGGTCAGCACCTCGGTGCCTTCCTCGCGGATCCGCTGGATGTTGGTGTAGAGGAAATCATCGTCCGAGCGCAGGGTGCTGATGACCATCAGCTTGTAGGCGTTCGGGAAGCGGGTCGAAAGCGACTTGACCAGCGCCTCGGTCAACTCCTCCGCCACGGAGCGATCCTGCCGGTCGATCATGAAGCTCGCCTCGTCGAGCGAGCCCATGATCGTGTGGTAGCCGTAGTAGCTGGTCGCCGCCGAGCCCCCCGACAGGGCGAAGACGTTCTTGGGGAAGAGCACCCGGCCGGTCTGCGGCTCGAACTTGCCGATAAACCAGCGGCACGCCTTGATGCGGCCGACGAACTCGCCGAAGACCACGTCCTTCGCTTGGTCCTTGCCGACGCTCAGGTTGACGGTGGCGATCTTGGAGCCCGGGCCCAGCATGTAGAACAGGTCCGGCCGCTTCAGGCACAGGAGCTGGTAGACCATCCACGCCTGCACCACCGACACCATGAAGCTCTTGCCGCCGCCCGACCCCGCCGCGCACCACAGCTTGCGGACCGACGGGTGACTGAACTGAATCAGGATGTCCAGCTTCTCCTGATTGATGCGGTGGCGCAGGTTCAGGAAGCGGTGGCCGAGGACGAACTGCTCCATGTCCACCGGCACTTCGTCGTAGACCAGCGTGTAGATGTCGCGCAGGAGACTGGTGTCCCCCTCTTGAATCCGCGCCAGCAACTGGAACAGCGCCTCCTGATCCGCCGCAGGCATGGTGCGGATCTCGTCGTAGGCGAAGAAATTCTCGGCCAGCTCCTGCCGGAACGCGCCCGCCTCGGCGACGGCGCTAGGACGGATCGGGGCTTCGGGTTCCACGGTTGAGCATCACCGCCTGCAGGGCCCGGAGGCCGCGCGCCATGTTGTCGGCGGAGGCCGGGTCGATACCCTGCGTGGCCAGCCGCGCCTTGGCCGCGTCCACCTCCAGCGCCTCCTCGGCTTCGCCTTCGCCCGACTCCAGCCGCCCGGTCAGCATCTTCGACAGCAGGCTGATCTCCTGCTTGGCCGTGGGGTCGGAGACGTTGGTGATCAGCTCGTTGAGGGTGATGAGCGCCACCCGGAGCCGCTGCAGCTCGCGCGCTACGCGCGGCAGCTCGACCTCGTCACACTTCAGCAGCTCGCGGTTCTTCTCAAGAATCGCAATCTTGACCCGCTCCAGCTCCGCCTCCGCCGCCACAATAACTTCGGGCCGGTCCTCGGGCGTAGTGGGCGTAGCGGTCGGTCTCTCCATCGGTCACCTGTTTCTTGCGCCGCCCGGCCAGCACCTCACGCAGGATGTTGCGGTGCCGCCGCAGATCCTCGAAGTACGTCACGTAGAAGACGGCATCCAGCTCCTGCGACTCCCGCAGCACCTTGAGGCCCGCGTTCAGGTGCCAGCAGATGCGCTGCTGGGGCACCCCGAGCCGCTGGGCCGTGACCGTCTGGCTGCTGGTGGTGGCGAAGTCACAGAGCACCCGGACGGTGAAGGGGTTCGGGATGAGCAGCGTCAGGTCGGCGTGCATCTGGGCCGGGGCGACCTCCTGCTGCTGGAGCATGAAGATGATCCGCCGGTAGGCCGAGTGCAGCCGATGGCTGACTGCCTGCTGGGACAGGCCCAGCATCCGCCCGATCACGTCCTGCTTCTTGTTGCCCCAGTAGTACAGCTCCACCACGTCGCGCTCGACCGGGGGCACCCGGTCCAGTAAGAGACGGACCCGGTCGAGAAACTTCGCCGCGAAGCGCCAGTCCGGCTCCCGGTGCAGCGTCTCCATCTCGCGGAACTGGCTCCGGTCGAGATTCACGTCGCTCAAGCTCAGCAGGAAGTGTGTGCTCATACCACTCGAAGTTCTGAGGGGGGCAGTTCGATGACCGCGCGCTTGCTCCACAGCTCCAGCAGCACGGCGACCTTGGTGCAGTTCTGGGCGACGACGATGCCTTCCATGTCGGACCAGTCTCCGGCAATCACCCGGACCAGTGTCCCGGTCGGCGGCAGCGCGGGCGGCACCGCCATCTGCTTCAGCTCGGCCTCGGTCACCACCTGCAGGCGGGACGTGCCCGGCACACGCAGGTAGCGCGCCGCATACTGGCTGGCCTCCAGCGATAGGCTGGCCGTCGGGTGCTTCACGAACACGTACGCGCTGAGCGGGTTGTCACGGTCCAGCAGGCCCGCGCGAATCGCCGGAAACCGCATGACGGTCTGAGGCGAGCGGGCCAGTAAGTCGCGTTCGAGGTCGGCCACCGGCAGGGCTTCGCCGGGCTCGCGAAGCTGCAGCACCGCCCATTGGAAAGGCACGGAGGTCAGTTATACGCCAGACCGGCGAAACAACGCAATAGGTGGCCTCAAGTCTCTACCAATACCCTACAGGTTGTGGAGCGGCCTGATACCGACAGTCCGGATTAACTCACCAGCCCGCCCGCGCTGCTCCACAGCGCCTTGCCCGGCGTCGGGCCGTGGGGATCCGCGTAGATGACGAGGTTCAGGTCGTCGTTCAACTGCAGCATGGCCCCCGGGTTCCCGTCGGTGTGCGAAGCCCAGCCGGGCACGCCCGCCGCGTCGTAGATGACGAGGTTCCCGTCCGGGTTCATCTTCACGTTCCCGGGCGTGGAGCCTGCCGTCTTCGCGTCCCAGACCGCCACGCCCTCGGCGGTGTAGAGCACGAAGTTCCCGTCGTTCTTGTCGTACTTCGCCTGACAGGTCTTCCCGGCGGCCACGAGCTGCTCATCCGGCAGGAGCAGGTCGTTCGCGAACAACTGGTAGCGGGTCGTCGGCGCGGGCGGCGCGCTCGGCGTAGCCGCGCGGTAGTCCCGCATGGCGTTGCTGATCGCGAGCATGTTGTCATGCTCCCAGATGTTCAGGACATCGTAGGACCGCTTGTACTGGTCCGGCAGCTCGCCGTTGAAGACGCCCCACGCATGGTGCTGGGTGTAGCGCGGCCAGCCCGCCTCGCTCGTCTCCTGATAGTCCCCGAGCAGCACGACCGGGTCGGCGATGTCGCCTCCGGCGCTCGCGCCGGGTCCGGGCGGCTCGCCGTTCCCGTAGGGCAGGCCCGGCGTCCAGCCGTCCGCCGTCTTGATGCCGTTGAAGGCCGCCGGGTGCGACCACTTCGACGCGCGGTCGCGGCAGATGTGGACCGTGATGAACGTCGCGCCGGAATGGTCCGCCTTCCCGTACAGCCGCCGGGCCGACTCCGCCATCTCCTCGTTGGTCGCCTCGTGCGCCGCGCTGGTCCCGTGTGCCAGCGCCGGGGTGCTGAGCGTGAGGATCGTCTCGGCAGGCACCTTGGTCCGCAGGTCACTCCCCACGGCCTGCACCAGCGCGTCGGTCCAGCCGTTCACGTTGTACTCATTGGCCACCGAGACCAGCTCGCAAAACGCCCAGCGCCCCGCCATCGCCCGGACGAAGGTGTCGTTGTTACGCCGCTGCTGGTCGGTGGTCGCCGCATGGGTGACGCTGCCGTACAAGGTGAGCCAGAGCTTCTTCTTGCGCGCGATGAACTTGTCGAACATCCGGTGGAAGTCGCTCGTCCAGTTCGGGTCGGTGATGTCACACCCGGCCATGGACCAGAAGTCCTCCTGCCCGTCCTTCAGGTGCGGCTCGCCGTTGAGGTCGCAGAACACCCGGTAGTAGTCCGGGTTCAGCTCGCGCTCGATCCAGTCGAGGTTCTGGTCCGCCCGCTCCGGCCAATCCTTCCACGCGCGGATGGCGGGGAACCAACTACACCCGAGGCGGGCGATGCGCGCGGCCACCGGCCCGCTCTGGCTGTTGAAGATCGGCCAGCCGCGCACGTCCACGTAGACATCGGTGCTGCGCCACTGATGGACGCCGCTCTCGCTGTACTCGGCAACCGGGTTCCACGCGGGCCCGCCGGGGGCCGGATGGTTGTCGCTGCCGTTGATGATGTCCACCCGGTTGCCGTCCGGGAGCGCGAGGACATCGACGCCGACCTTCTGGCCGTTTTTGTCGTAGCCGGGCGGGAGCGTATCGAGGTAGGACTGCGGGTAGGTAAACCCAGCCGGGACCGGGCTGCCGACCCCGGGCTTGGAGAGCAGGCCCCACTTCTCCGCCACCATCTCCGGCTCGCGCGCCACCCGCATCAGGAACTCGTTGCAGGCTTCCTTGGTGTTGGTGCGGAGCAGGTCCGGGTACTGACTGTTGACCCGTTCAACGAGCTTCTTGTGGTCTGGGGGCGGGAATTGCGCCATCGGGGCTCCTCACAGGAGCGGAGCACCGATGGATTACTGGCGCAGCGGTTTAGGCGGGTCTGGGTTTGTGGAGCCGCCAGCCTGCCCGGACGGCGGCGCGGGCGAAGCGGTAGGCACAGCCCATGGTGCAGAACATCCCCTCGTTTCGGTCGAGCCGCCCGTAGCCCTTGTAGCCCTCGAAGACGCGCCGGACGACTTCCGGGTACTCACCGTGGCGCAGCGGCCCGGTCAGGTCCATCTTGCTCCAGACGTTGCGGACCACCGGCTTCAGCCGCTTGCAGCAGAAGAGGCAGCGCGGCCGCGTCTCGACCGGCGGCAGGCCCTCAACCGGCAGGGCCCGGAGCTTTCGCAAGTGAGCGCGGTCAATGTCCTTCATACCGCCACGGCGGCCGGTTCGACCACCGTGACCCCCTTCTTGATAGTTCGGGCGAAGGCGACCACCCGGTCCCAGTTCGCGCCGCTGACCGCCTTGGTCAGCTTCATACCTTTGCAGTAGCCGTGGCTGCGGTAGGCCCCGAACGGTGACGGCACCGCCTTGGTAAAGGTCAGGTCCACATAGTCTTCCCAGATGGTGTTGCCGTCGGCGTCCGTGC